GACATGCGCTGGCATTTATCCCGGTTACAGGGGCAGGCGCGCGGCATGGTGAGCCAGCTCTGATGAAAGTCATCGCACAGCAGGGCGACACGCTCGACGCCCTGTGTTTTCGCTACTACGGGCGAACCGGGGGCGTCGTTGAGGCGGTACTGACCGCGAATCTCGGTCTGGCTGAATTAGGCGAAGTCCTGCCGCACGGCACAGCCGTGATTTTGCCAGACGTTGATACCGCCCCCATTTCTGAAACCGTCCAGCTATGGGACTGACGATGGAAAAAATATCTTCAATGTTTGCCTATGGGCTCGCGGCATTGCTGGCTTTTATCGGCGCGCTGACGCCGCAGGATTTCGCCTTTCTGGTGGGCGCTGCGGTGGCCGTGGGGACGTTTTTCGTTAACTGGTACTACCGGCGCAAAAGTTACAAGTTGCTGGAGCGTAACGGTCTGAGTCAGAGGGTTTTCGATGAGCTCAATCGTTAAACGTTGCAGTGTGGCCGTCGTGTTGGCGCTGGCCACGCTGATGCCTGATTACCGGTTTGTCAAAACCTCCGCCGAGGGTCTGGCCATTATTGCCAACCTTGAAGGGTGCCGCCTGAATCCGTACCAGTGCAGTGCCGGAGTCTGGACGTCAGGCATTGGTCACACTGCGGGGGTGAAGCCCACGCAGAACATTACGGAGCAGGACGCCGCCCGTAATCTTATCGCTGACATCATCATGACGGAGCGCGCCGTGTATAAATGCATGCCGGTGACCATGCCGCAGCCGGTGTATGACGCCGTGATCAGTCTGGCGTTTAACATCGGCACGGGGGCGGCGTGTAAATCCACGCTGGCCTATTTCATCAGGCACGGTGAATGGTCGCAAGCCTGCCAGCAGTTCCCCCGCTGGGTGTACGTCAATGGCGTGTGGAATAAGGGACTCAACAACCGCCGGGCGGTTGAGCTGAAACACTGCATGAAGGGGGCGCCATGAAGTACATCATCACGGTGTTAGTGCTGACGCTCGCGGGCGCGCTCTTTGCGTGGCGGGGAGCAAATCAGAAAGTGGCAGCGGCCAATCAGCACATTCAGCAATTAAAAACGACGCTGGAAGCCAGCGCGCTGGCCATCAGTGAACTGAAAGCCAGCGGTCAGCGTAATGAGCGTGCGCTGGTTGTGCTCCGTCAGCAGGTTAATGCAGCGGGTGCGCTGGCCGCGCGTCGGAATCAGACAATTACGAGGTTACTCAATGAAAATGAAGCACTGCGCGGCTGGTTTCAGTCTCCTTTGCCTGATGACATTATCCGGCTGCACACCCGCCCCGCGTTCGACAAACCCGGCGATTATTTACGTTGGCTGTCCGAAAGTCAGCAGTTGTCCGATGCCGGGAAGTACCCCGAAAACGAACGGTGATTTAAGCGAAGACAATCGCCAACTGGAGAGCGCGCTGGTGAATTGTGCGCTGCAAGTCGAGACCGTTAAACAGTGTCAGGAGTCCCACGATGTTGAAGCCCGCCAGCCTGAAAAACGCGATCTTTAAGTCCGTTCCGTTGCTGCGTGATAACCCGGACATGCTGCACATGTTTGTTGATGGTGGCACGATTCATGCCACGCTGGCCACGTCGTTATCGTTTGAGAACCGCTACACGCTGGATATTGTCATCACGGATTACACCGGGGATTTAAACCTGCTGATTGTGCCGGTTAACGTGTGGCTACGTGAGCATCAGCCGGACATCATGACCACAGAGGAAGGGAAAAAACGCGGCTTCACTTACGTTGCAGATATTAATAACGACGACAGCAAAGACGTGCGCATTAGTCTGCAACTCACCGAGCGCACCATCGTCAAAGAGGCTGACCGCAGACTCACTGTTACGCCACTGGATGAGCCCCCGTTACCGGTGCCTGTACACCGGCCAATGGAGCTGTATGTGCATGGCGAACTGGTGAGTCAATGGGATGAATGAGCTCAAGCCCTTTGACGATAAGCTTACCGGATTGCTGGCCAGCCTGTCTCCCGCGGGCCGTCGTAAGATGGCCGCAGAGATTGCTAAAAAGCTGCGAGCCAGCCAACAGCAGCGCATCAAGCAACAAAAGGCACCGGACGGTACGCCATATGCAGCCCGTAAGCGTCAGCCGGTCAGGGGTAAAAAGGGGCGGGTAAAGAGGGAAATGTTCGCCAAACTGCGCACGGCGCGATACCTCAAGACGAAAAGCAGTAGTGAGGCTGCGGTGGTCGAATTTGCTGGTAAGGTTCAGCGAATTGCGCGCATTCATCAGGAAGGATTATCTGATAAACCGAATAAACATAGCGCGCCTGTACGATATGAAACCCGTTTGTTATTAGGTTTCAGTGCCGCGGACCGCCAGATTATTGAAGATGTGATCCTTTCAAGATTTACTGAATAATGAGATTAAAGGAAAGGCTGCGGGTAATTGTGTTTTGCAATAAAAAGGCTATGATTGGACTCTATGCAGTATGTACAATATACTGTGTAGAGTCCATGTTCTTGATGTGCGATTGATTTTATTTATATAAGAACATGCTTGTTAAATGTCGTGTTCTTCCATGGTGGTTCTCAACTATAATTTCGCTAACTCAGTTTCAAAAGTAGAGTGTCCATGTCTATGTACATGGTCAACGGACTTATATACATGGCGTAGTTTGTTTACGGTATCAATATTTACTGCGCCACCTTCATGTGTGCGGACGAGACCATCAAAAATAATCTTGGAATAAAAGTTGTGTTTATTTTGGTCTAAGCTATACATTCTCTGTATAACCATCTCCAATAAATAAGACTTTTGACGTGTATCGAGTTTCTCTGATTCAATTATTAAATGCATCATTTCCCCTAAACATTTCGATGCAAAGTACTCTGGTGAGTGGGTCATATTTTCTTGAGGGCAAGCTGTGTAGTCCAAATGTTCTATAGCACCAACCCATCCACTACAATTATGTATTAATTCGTAAATCAAATAATCGAACCTTATAGGGAATTCTGTCGTCCTATCAATATTGCTGGAATATTCGTGTTTTTCCAAGATGCTTCTTAAAAATGACAGGTAATACATGAGCCACATATGGTACTTGGAACGTTTAAATATTGATAATGATATCATAACGTTAAAAAACATGAGGCCAACGAAAATTGGGCACCCCCACCGTTCATCACTTGCAGAAAAATAATCATCTTTTTGATTGTAATAATTCGCTTCCCCTTTTTGTTCTTTTATGAATTTTTCCACATAATCACCTATTGGTTTCCAAATTCCAATATTTTTTGCTACATCGATGTCATTAAAATAAAAGTTGAGCAATAAATTACTCTCATCAAGAAAATACTCCCCAGTATAAGAACAGTTTTGATTGTCACGTAACTCACGGTACAGAATGCTTCCCGGTTGGGAAATTAAATAAGTAAAGTATGATGTGACATACTCGCTACTATCTCTAAATCGAATGCAAGTTGCCTTCATAGCGACATGTGGATATGTGTCAGATAAGTAAGATACAAAAGCTTTCGACTTTAAAAGTCTAGAGATATTTAATTGAATAATCTCTTGGCTCTGATCAGGATGAGAAAATGGTTTGGCTAGTATTTTTCTTGTTGTTTTAAAAAAAGAGTTATCAAATAGCGATTTTGGTTTTTTGTTTAATAATACTAGTTGGGGTCTAGGGTATAAATAATCATGTACGCGAACATACCATTTCTTATTATCAATTACATTAAAAAGCTGAGCATGATATTTATCTAAAAGATACCCTAATTGTTCGAATTTTTTTGCTCGTAAATACTGTTCAGAAATATTACCCCATTGGGTGTAATTTGCTTGCGGTATTTTCCTGCCTAAGACTTTAAATCCAAAGAACGCGATAACTAAGCAAAGGCAAGTAAATGCTAATGTATCCTCTGTGAAACCAAATAACCAAGGTATGGGCTTAATATTCAAAATACTAAGAAGTACAGGGGAATAAACAATAGTCATTACTATCAAAAACAACGACACAATAAAAAATACGTTATAAAATGACATTCGCAATTTAAAATCGGTACGTTTCTCATCTGTAAGAAGAGTATACCAAGCAAGTAATATAGCAAAAACTGCTAATAATCCATTTGTACCCATTTTATCCTCCTGACGGTAACATTGTTATGTCCAGTCGACACCGATTATTACGTGATTATTTTGACAAATCTAACAGATCAATTTCCTGTATTCATCAGTATCTGCCCTCATCGGTTAATGTTGTAGTGTTTGTAATGACCGCATCTGCCAGTCAACGGCTGTCAGATTGAGTTTCGTTCGGTTCTACAAAAGTGTCAGATAAAATGCAATTCTCGAAAATTTAATCACTATCAGCAATCCGTTGGATTAATATTATCATTCTAATCACTGTTGTATCGCCGGTCATCCTACGTCACCGCATTGTCACCGGATCAATCCGACGGCATCCTGCTCTTCATGAATACACATGAAACGCTTTCCGAACTTTCCCGCGCGATACGCGACATTATCCGTATTGGCGTGGTTGCAGAAGTCGATACCGAGCTAACTCTATGCCGTGTCCAGACGGGTGGAATTCTTACTGACTGGCTGCACTGGCTGACGTCCCGCGCGGGAGGTAGCCGCACTTGGTGGGCTCCCTCAGTCGGTGAGCAGGTACTGCTTTTATCACTGGGCGGCGAGCTCGATACCGGGTTTGTTTTGCCCGGAATCTATAGCGATGACTTTCCCGCACCGTCTGTATCCGCAGAGGCTTATCACGTCAGCTTTTCTGACGGCGCTCAATTCCAGTATGAACCGGCCAGCGGTGCGCTGACGGTGAGTGGTATTCAGACCGCTGATGTATCCGCCACAAAATCTATTCAGGCTACCGCGCCCAATGTGACGGTGACGGCCAGCGGGAAAATCACGCTCGATACGCCGGAGGTGGTGTGTACCAACAAACTGACTACCGGCTCATTAGAAGTGAAAGAAGGCGGTGCGATGAAAGGCAATATTATACACAGCAGCGGCGCGTTTACCTCCAACGGTGTGCAGGTTGATATCCATACACACGGTGGTGTTCAGACCGGCGGCGGAAATACCGGTAAACCGAATTGATAGCTGAGGTTTTGATAATGAGTAATGCGAGGTATCTCGGCATGTCTCGCCATTCCGGACGCGCGGTTGAGGACATGGCACACATTAACCAGTCGGTGAGCGATATTCTGAGAACGCCGATAGGTTCGCGGGTTATGCGTCGTGATTACGGCTCGTTGCTTTCCGAACTGACTGACCAGCCGCAAAACGCCGCGCTCCGCCTGCAAATCATGGCCGCGTGTTATTCCGCGATCCTCAAGTGGGAGCCGCGCATCAGTCTGACGGGCATCACCTTTGATTCGTCTTTTGACGGCGCGATGGTGGTCAATATCACGGGTAACCGAACTGATACCCCCGACAGTTTCTCCTCTTCCATCTCACTGAGTTAACGCTATGGCTCTTATTGATTTAAGCCAGCTCCCCGCGCCGGATGTGGTCGAGGAACTGGACTATGAAACCTTGTTTGAAGAACGCAAAGCCACGTTGCTGTCATTGTATGACGAGAGCGAGCGCGAGGCCGTCGCCCGCACCGTGGCGCTGGAATCTGAGCCTATCGTCAAGCTGTTGCAGGAGAATGCTTACCGCGAGGTGATTTTACGTCAGCGGGTAAACGAAGCGGCGCGCGCCAATATGCTGGCCTATGCCACCGGCGCTGACCTCGACCAGCTCGGTGCAAATTATAACGTTGCACGTCTGGTTATCACGGAGGCAGATGATACGGTGCTGCCGCCGGTGGCTGAGGTGTTGGAAAGTGACATTGATTTCCGTGTGCGCATTCAGCAGGCTTTCGAGGGGCTGAGCGTGGCCGGATCAACCGGCGCTTATCAGTTTCATGGACGCAGTGCTGATGGCCGGGTGGCGGATGTGTCAGTGATTAGCCCGGCACCGGCCAATGTGACTATTTCCGTGCTTTCGCGTGAAGGTGACGGCACGGCCAGCGCGGAGCTTATCGGGATTGTAAATACCGCGCTCAATGCGGAGGACGTGCGCCCGGTGGCTGACCGCGTGACGGTGCAGTCAGCGCAGATTATCCCTTATCAGATTGCCGCCAAGCTCTATGTTTATCCGGGACCGGAATTAGAGCCCGTCAGGCTGGCCGCAGTGGATAAGCTCAACGCCTATACGCTGGCACAGCACCGCCTCGGGCGTGATATCCGGCTGTCAGCTATTTATGCCGCGCTGCACGTTGAAGGTGTGCAGCGGGTCGAACTCACGCAGCCGCTGGCCGATCTTGTACTGGATGACACGCAAGCATCATATTGCAATGAGTCCTCAATCATTATCGGGGGCACCGATGAGTAATGTGCGCCTGTTACCCGTGGGTTCTTCTCCGTTGGAGGTCGCCGCCGCTGCGGCCTGCGCCGAGCTGACCGCTGTCCCTGTGCCACTGCGCGATTTATGGAACCCGCAAACCTGCCCGGCGAAGTTCTTACCCTATCTTGCGTGGGCATTTTCGGTTGACCGGTGGGACGAAAGCTGGCCGGAGGCAACGAAACGCGGGGTTATCCAGTCGGCTTATTTCATCCATACCCATAAAGGCACTATCAGCGCGATCCGCCGGGTGGTTGAGCCGCTGGGGTACGTCATCAAGATTTCTGAATGGTGGGAAACCAACAGCCCGCCCGGTACGTTTCGCCTCGATATTGGTGTGTTGGAAAGCGGTATCACCGAAGAAATGTATCAGGAAATGGAGCGGCTTATTGCGGATGCGAAACCTGCCAGCCGCCACCTTGAGACGCTGACCATCATTCAGGACATCCCCGGACACATTTTTGTCGGCGCGCTTTCTTACGACGGCGACGTTATCACCGTTTATCCGGCCTAAGCTGAGGAAAACTTATGGCGACTTATAAAGCATTACTGACTGCCGCCGGAGCGGCCAAAATCGCCGCCGCCACGGCAGGCGGAACACAGGTCAAAATCACACGTATGGCCGTCGGTGACGGGGGCGGAAAACTCCCAACCCCTGACCCAAAACAGACCAAGCTGGTTAATGAGGTTTATCGCGCCAATCTCAATCGGCTAAGCATCGATGCCAAAAACAGTCATTATCTGGTGGCCGAGCTGGTGATCCAGCCTGACGTCGGCGGCTTCTGGATGCGTGAAATGGGCTTATACGATGCTGACGGTGTGTTGGTTGCTGTCAGCAATATGGCGGAAAGTTATAAACCCAAGCTTGCTGAAGGGTCAGGCCGGTTACAGACTCTGCGGATGGTGCTCATCGTCAGCGAAATTGAGTCCGTCGCACTGAGCATTGATGGCTCCACGGTGATGGCCACAAAAGATTATGTAGACGATAAACTCTCCGAACATGAGAAATCCCGTAACCATCCCGACGGAACGCTGGCGGCAAAAGGTTTTGTGCAGCTTAACAGCTCGGTCAGCAGTACCAGCGAAACGCTGGCGGCGACGCCAAAGGCGGTGAAAGCGGCCAATGACAACGCCAATACCCGCGTACCTTCCGCCCGTAAAATTAACGGCAAGGCGTTAAGCGCAGACCAGAATCTCACCGCTGCGGATGTTGGGGCGCTGCCCGTTATCACGACGGTCTTGGGCGCGACCAACATCAACACGCTTAATCTGGAAAAGATTGGTCTTTATGTGCAAAGCACAGGAGCCAGTGCCACCGTCGCCAATGGCTATCCCGCAGGCTCACAGGCTGCGGGGTTACTTGAAGTCATGCCTGCATCATGGACAGGCGGTGTATTGCAGCGTTATACCGTCCAAAACACCGGCATGGTGTGGACTCGGGCGTTAAATGCTTCGTGGAATGGGACTGACGGGCCATGGCGTGACTGGGTGCAAGTCAGCGCGGTGAATTCCGTCACGGTACCTTCGGCCATCCTGACAACCACGGATATCAATACTCTGGGCTTTGCCAGCGGAGCCGGAAGTGCCGCCCTGTACGCGCAGCCTAAAAATGCCAACGCCACGGCGGCGCTGCACTATCCGCAGGGCATCGCAGGCACGCTGTATGTCACGCCGAGCGCCTACGGCTGTCAGCAGATGTATGTCACGTTTACGGGCAATATCTGGAATCGAGGGTTGTCTGCTGACTGGAACGGTGTAGATGGTCCATGGAAAGAGTGGGTGCCGACGTACAGCGCGAATAACAAACCCACGGCGGCAGATGTAGGCGCGTGGACAGCGTCACAAAGCGCCGCCAGCGAAAAAGCACTGGCTGATGAAATCGCCACGGCGTTTAAAATTCGCGCTAACTTAACCGCGACAGACTCCCCAAACACTCTTCGCGGCAGTGCAATGTTTGGACATTATGGCGTGCCGGGCGCAGCCGCAGCGACCACGGAAAAAGGCTATCCGATGAACGGTTTTGTTGGTGTCATTTTCGTGACGTGGGGTCCGAATGCGACACAGCAGATAGCCTTTAACAATAATGGCCGACAGTTTACCCGAGCAGCTACCGGCGCATGGAACGGCGCAGATGGTCCGTGGTCTGCATGGGTCGAGGTATACAGCCCAAATAATAAACCCACCGCCGCCGACGTTGGCGCACTCCCGGTCGCTGGCACCGCTGCGGCGGCGACAAAATTAGCCATGGCGCGAAAGATTGCCGGTGTGGCGTTTGACGGTACGTCGGATATCAGCCTTAGCGCTGCAAACGTCGGCGCACTGCCTTCAGGCGGCACAGCCGTTGCCGCGACCAAACTTGCCACCGCCCGCAAGATTGCCGGTGTGGCATTTGATGGCACCCAAGATATCGGGCTGGATGCTGATGATGTGGGCGCATTTCCCCGCGTGGGCGGTGATGTTAACGGTCGCGTCACGGCGAATTATCTCCGGGCGATAACCATCCCACAGCCCGGCAACGGGCAAGGGACATATTTAGGCTGGAACGAAAGCGGCGGTCAGGGCGAATCTAACTTTGTGAACAACCGGGGCGGCGGCGTGGGTGGGTTCAAATTCCGCATCGTCAACCAAGGCAATACGGTACAAACCGGCGAGATGACCCTGTCCGGCAACGGCGACAGCAATACGTCCGGCACCGTGAACGAAATGGGGCAACGCGTTTTCAGCCCCAATAACCGGCAACCGGTCAATACCAACACCGCCAATCTCGGCGGCGGCTGGTGGCGCTGCGGTGACACAGGAATGATTAAGCAGTGGGGCGTCGTCAACAAGGGGAGTCGCGGCTGGTCAACGGTAAATTTCCCCATTCCTTTCCCGAGTACCTGCGTCAACGTTCAGGTAACGGCTATCAATGGCGGTGGCGGCACGTTCGCGGATAACTTCGGCACGGCACAGATTATCAACAATATCGGTTTCACCTGCGGTCAGGACAGCGCAGGCAGTTACTGGGAAGCCACCGGCTGGTAAGGGGATAAAATGAGCAACTATTACAGCGCAATCACCACAAGTCTTTATGTTTACAGCCCGCTTACTAATGGCTTCTATCCGCGCGAGTTACGTGAGGTGTACGACGATGCGGGAAGCTGGCCTGATGATGGTATTGCGGTAAGTGATGTTGTTTACCGTGAATATCAAACTCTCCCTCCACCAGAGGGGAAAATGCGCATTGCAGGCGTGGATGGTTTGCCGGTCTGGGCGGATATCCCTGCACCGACGATTGAGGCGTTAAAGGCCGATGCGGTAGTCACACTCTCTGGGCTCATGACAAAAGCAAACCTCGCCATTGCGCCCTTGCAGGATGCTGTTGATATTGAGGATGCAACGGACGATGAAATCGCAAAGCTTAAAGACTGGAAAAAATACCGCGTTGCCCTCAACCGGCTCGATTTATCTTTAGTGCCTGATATCGACTGGCCTCAGTTGCCTGAATAAGTCATCGCCCCGAAAGGGGCTTTTTTCGTCTGTTGTACTGACTCCCTCCCAACGTTCACCCCTCGCCCTGACCCCCGTTAAACAACAAAATTACCTTGCCTATTTTAACGGAGTTAACCCGATGAGTGATTTTCACCACGGCGTGCAGGTCGTCGAAATTAACGACGGAACGCGCGTCATTACCACCGTATCCACGGCCATTATTGGCATGGTTTGCACGGCCAACGACGCTGACGAAAAAGTCTTTCCGCTGAACACGCCGGTGTTAATTACCGATGTGATCGCCGCGCAGGGCAAGGCGGGAAAAACCGGCACTCTGTTACCGGCGTTGACGGCCATTGGCGACCAGTGCAAACCGGTCACCGTCGTGGTGCGCGTGGCGGAGTCAGAAAACGAAGATGCGGAAGCCGCCGCCGCCGAGACCCTCTCTAATATCCTCGGTGGTGCCGGTGCCGGTGCCGACGGTAAATATACCGGCCTGAAAGCCCTGCTCACTGCCGAGGCGGACACTGGCGTCAAACCGCGCATTCTCGGTGTGCCGGGTCTGGACTCTCAGGAAGTGGCCACGGCGCTGGCTTCGGTCTGCCAGTCGCTGCGCGCGTTCGGTTATATCAGCGCGTGGGAATGCAAAACGCTCTCTGATGCGATTAAGTACCGTGACAATTTCAGTCAGCGTGAACTGATGCTTATCTGGCCTGATTTTATTTCTTGGGACACCACGGCAAACGCCAGCTCTACCGCTTACGCCACGGCGCGCGCGTTAGGTCTGCGCGCTAAAATCGACCAAGACACCGGCTGGCATAAAACCCTGTCAAACGTTGGCGTTAATGGCGTGACCGGCATCAGCGCTTCGGTGTTTTGGGATTTGCAGGCAGCGGGTACTGATGCTGACCTGCTCAATGAGGCCGGTGTCACGACGCTGATACGTAAAGACGGCTTCCGCTTTTGGGGTAACCGCACCTGTTCTGATGACCCGCTTTTCCAGTTTGAGAACTACACCCGCACCGCGCAGGTGCTGGCTGACACGATGGCCGAGGCGCATATGTGGGCGGTGGACAAGCCGATGACCGCAACGCTTATCCGCGACATCATCGACGGCATCAACGCCAAATTCCGTGAGCTCAAATCGAACGGTTACATCATTGACGGCAACTGCTGGTTTGATGAATCGGCGAACGATAAAGACACCCTGAAAGCCGGGAAACTTTACGTTGATTATGACTACACGCCGGTGCCGCCGCTGGAAAGCCTGACCCTGCGTCAGCGCATCACTGCCACCTACCTCGTCAATCTGGCCGCATCCATTAACAGCTAAGGGCATTCACCATGGCACTTCCTCGCAAACTGAAATACCTCAACCTGTTTAACGACGGTCTGAGTTACATGGGTCTCGTGCAGTCGGTCACGTTGCCGAAGCTGACCCGCAAGCTGGAGAACTATCGCGGCGGCGGCATGAACGGCTCCGCAGCGGTGGATTTTGGTCTGGACGATGACGCGCTGACCGTTGAGTGGTCAATGGGCGGACTCCCGGACAGTGCCCTGTGGGCGCAGTATGCCGCCTCCGGTGCGGCTGATGTGCCGCTGCGTTTTGCCGGTTCTTTCCAGCGCGACGACACCGGCGACACCTCCGCCGTGGAAATCGTCATGCGGGGTCGCCACAAAGAAAT